CCGAAAACATGTCAGCAGCTAAGCCTCCATGGGACGAGATAACAAAATCAATGGGTTGATAAGTTTCAATGATCTCTGAATTTTCGTCTTCAGGGTCCGCCGGCATTTTCTCTGTTCCTGTCAGGTGCAGCGCCATCAAACCGTATACGGCCTCTGAACATCTATCTTCGGTAACGTCGCCGTAAATACCAGTCATTCTTAGTTCTGGTCGACTAGTCTCTGACATCAGTGCGCTCAATAGAACGGCGTCATCTGCGCCGTCTGTTTCTTCCGGAAGCGCCTCTTTATTAAACTTCATTTCTATCGCTCCTTTTGTTTTGCAATTTGTTGATGGTCTGCATTGCCTCGTTCCAATCATGCACACAGTTTGATCTCCATGCCAAATCCGGCAGCACTGTGTTCAGAGAATTGAGGGCGACAGTTCTCCAAATTTGGAAAGTAGCCTCTATGTCTTCTTCTTTCTCTAGCCCGGAGGCGATCATGACATCTTTTGCGAAGGCCTCTGACATTTTTAAGATTGCCAAAGAACTTATATATGTTGTTTTATATACCATTCTTTTGCTCCACAAAGAAAATATTCTTATGCCCAAGGCGTGAGCTAGCACGCCGCAGAAAAACATAATAAATGCACTATTAAATTCCAATTTTAACTCCTATGGTAAAAAAAAAGACAGGCTTGCGCCTGTCTTTTTTCGATAAAACATTTTTTAAACTTACTTTAAGGTCTTTAGTCTACGAGCGACGCGGCTCAACACTTCGTTGACAAGCTCTTCCTCAAGCTCTTCTTCATCGGACGCCATTTCCATGTCCAGATCTGCGCCCACGTCTGCTTCCATTTCAGCATCCATGTCCAGACCCTCTTCGCCTCCCGCACCTTCAAGCCGTTGGCCGAGAGCGATTAGGACGTCGGCCTCTTCTTGAGAAAGTTCCATTTCTCCGTCAGCTTCGGGCTCGTCACCCATGTCCTCGTCGTCCAACTCGGCGCCCATGTCTGCCACATCGGCTACATCATCGGCGGGCGCGCCTTCTTCGCGCATGCCTTCCTCAAGCTCCTCCTCTTCGAGGGGGGTGGTCTCAGCAACCTCGTCTAAGCGAGCAAGGTGGTCGTTTGTTAGGGTGCCGATGTTCGCAAATTTCATCATTCTGCGGATTTCTGATTCGTTTAAAAGCTGCTTTTTCATGTTTTTCTCCTAAAATGCATAAATGGCATACACATTAAATAGATTATTATTTTAATAAATGACCAATTTTTTTAAGTGTTTTGTCTTGTATTTGTTTTACTCGTACATANCTGATGCCTAAACGGTCTGCTATTTCCCGCAAAGTCATTGAATTATTGCCTCTTATGCTCTGAAATGTACAGTTTCTATCTTCTTCAAAATTTATCCAATACCGGCATTCTTTTATTGGACAAGAAACCTTTAGTTTCTCACAAGTCTCTAAACATTTCATCATATATTGGTCTCCGATTCAATCATATCAAATATGTTCTCTATTTCATCAATTTTCAAAGCAAATTTGCTCTCTGCCTCTTTCTTCTTTTTCATAATAGAGTCGATTTTGTTTCTTTTTTGTTGTCCCTGAATATCATATTTTTCTTTGCAGTCCTTAACGTATCGCAAGACGTTCTCATCGTCGTTAATATACCCCTCCAGCATTATTCTAAAAAACTGTGACTGCGACAGCCCATCAAACTGGCACCTAATCTTCAATTTTGTTTGGTTTTCTTCGGTGTCATAAAACATAAATTTCTTTCTTGTCTCTGTCGGTGGTATCGTTGGGTCTTTCATTGTTACCTTAAAATATGTGTGTAGCTTTCGTTTTGGCCAGCCGAGGTCTGGCGGATAAATTCACAGTTGGCCCTGAGAAGACCAAGATTGAAGGCGCCGCTATAAGAGCACCCGGATTGGATGCCCCCCTTAAGATCTGCCAAAATGTCTTCTGTGGAGCCTTTATACGGCACTGTTGTTGAAATGCCTTCCGGAGATGAAGATTTGCCTCTCCAGTCTTTTTGTGCAGCACTAGAAGCCATGCCCCTGTAAACTTTGTAGCTCTTGCCCTCGCTACCATGGAACACTTCACCTGGCGTTGCCGAGGTGCCTGCTAGCAGCGAACCGATCATTACAAAGTCTGCGCCAGCGGCGAAGGCTTTTACCATGTCTCCTGACGTCTTAATACCCCCGTCTGCTATAATGTCAGCAGCCCTGTTCTCGTGGTAACATTCTATTACACTTTGTAACGTGGGCACACCATGACCAGAGACTAGCCTGGTACTGCAAATACTTCCGCCGCCGATTCCGACTCGAACGCAGTCTGCTCCCCAATCGGCGAGATCGCTGTACCCTTCTGCTGTCGCGACGTTGCCAGCTATAATGTAGACACTATTATTGAGCATGCTCTTTAATTCGCCTAGGCACCGTTCCATCATGGTGTGGTGGCCGTGAGCGACGTCGATACAAAGTATGCGTGCCCCGGCTTCAAAAAGAGCAGCGGCTCTCTCTCTATAGTCGCCCGTCATACCAATCGCTGCAGCTTTTGCACCTTGCACCTTGCCAATCATCTCGCATTGTGCTTGGATTGTATTGTAACGGTGTATGATGCCCAAGCCTCCAGCTTTTGACATGCACGTCGCCATTTTCTCTTCCGTAACTGTGTCCATGGGACTAGAAATTATCGGCAGATCGAACTTAGCGTACGTGACATCTGTACTTGAAGTGTAGATAAACGTGCTTAAATCAACTTCTGTTCTACTTGTAATATCACTAAGTTGCGGCGCTAACAATACGTCATCAAACGTAATGGCCTCTTTTAACTCTAAACTGCGAGTTTCTTTTAACATAATTATTCCTTTTTAAAATCCATTAGGCAACCATCCATTTGAACACACTTTGCCAACTTTATCTGCCATGTCCATCTGTGCGGTGCTTGTGATCTTCGGCTTGTCGGTTGAGCCTAGGGCGTCGGCGCCGCGGCCAGACATGGTTATCGACTCGTCATACAATCCGCCCTCAACTTGAACAGTCCTGAAGTGTACGACCGGCACAAGAATCAATTGTGCGATCTTGTCGCCAGACCCAACAAATTGTTCCTCAGTGCCAATGTTATGAAGGTCGATAAACACCTCCCCATCATATCCACTATCGACAATATGCGCGCCGACAACAAGCGATCTCTTCGCGCCCATGCTGGAGCGGTTACAAACCTGCAGCATATAGCCATGTGGTACGCCAAACTTCAATCCGGTTGGAAGGAGTTGGTTCTCGCCCGGCATGACCGATATCGCGCTTACGTTCGGATCGGTCGGGCAATAGAACACATCTAGACCAGCGTCACTCGGATTCGCTCTGTTCGGAGCTTTCGCCCCCTCTCTCACTTTTATCTCTAAGATCATTTTGAATCTCCTCTATTAATTTATTTGCTTTGCCCCAGCATTCGGGGCAGTAAAGTCGAACTACATCTTCTTTTTCTCTCACAACAACATTCCAAGTTGATACATGTTCTTTCGATTTCTTGTCAAAAGGCTTTTCACATGCAGCACAATGATCTTCAAGTTTATCAAACATCATCATCTTCTTGGACATTTCTTTTTCTAGCTTCTTGTCTTTCTTCTGTTGCTTTCTTTCTAGTTTTCTTTTTAGGCTTCCCATTGTTTATCCTAGCAGTTTAAATGTGTGGCGGATCGATCTAGTGCTAAATCCCCAATCTTCGCTGTGGTCCAGCTTGGCGGCGTACGGACGATTTAGGTGGATCCTGTCATCGTCTTTAATACCCCAGCATTTAATACTGGTTGTTGTAGAAGTATCGTCGACAACTTTGAGTATCCAGTATAACTTTCCTAGTTTTGTTCTTTTAGCAATAATTTCTCTGGGGATGAACCACGCCACGCCAAGGTTCTTGTCCCAAGAACCTACGGCGGGTACCCTATGTCTCTTTATCGATTCTTTAATATCTTTTGTCATGACTAAATCGAATGGGAACATCCCTGTGATATTAGAAACGTTTTCAATTTTGTCCTCGACAGTAAAGTCGACTTCGCTTGAGTACTCTTTGATGTTTTCCTCTAACTTTTTAATGTTCTTTGGCCTATCATTAATGCATGACATCCAAAAATGTTTGCAGCCATTGAATCTCTCATCGCAGAGAGTGTCCAGTGCGCCTGACAAGCACAGCGCGTTTAAAGCCTTTTTGTTCAATTTAGAATATACGACCTCTTCATTGAAAAGTAAATCCTCAACTGCATTGAAGGGTCTGTTATTCATAATTTGTTCGATGGCCTTGTCTCCCAAACCTTTGATCGAACTAAACGGCTGGATTAGTGTCTTGCCGTCTTCAGCAATTTCCCACTGTGCAGTTGACGTATTGACATTGATGTTCTCGATCTTAAAGCCGTGTTTTTGAGCCAAGCTAATAGCGGCCTCTTTTCGAGACTCAGGCTCCTTGTCAAGGAAGGCAGCTGTCCAGCATTCTGGGTAATAGTTCAGAAGCCAAGCACACTGATAAGAAAGGATACTATAGGCAACAGCATGAGACTTATTAAACCCATATCCGCTAAAGTATTCGAAGTTTCTCCATAACGAATCGGCCGTCTCTCTATCGATTGACTTATCAAGACAGCCTTCAACAAATCTCTGTCTGATATCTTCTTTTTCCTCAACACCTTTGTCTGTTCCTTTCTTTGTTAATAGTTTGCGAAGCTTGTTTCCTTCTTCCAGGGTAACGTTCTTGCCGAGCTTGTGTGCCAAGAGTGCAATCTGTTCCTGAAAAATAAGGAAGCCTGCTGTTTCCTTTGTCACTTCCTCAACAATATCGTTAAGATAGTTTACGTTCTTCAGATCTTTCTTGGCCTTGACATAAGATTTGTCGACGCCGGCGCTTAACGGGCCTGGTCGGTAAATAGAAGTAATTGCTGATATGTCAATAATATCGTTAGGCTTCGACCGGCGAGCTAGTCTTTGAGCACCAGCATTTGTAAACTGGAACACCCCTACGAACTTGCCCTTATGAAAGATGTTCTTGTAAACCTCTTGGTCATTTAGATCGATCGCGTCAGGGTGTAGCTTGGTGTCATAATATTCTTTGATATCACTGAAAGTCGGGTTTTCAACTCCGTGATGCCTCCTTAAAATATGACGGACTGCGGATTGAATCATTGCCAAGGTTGACAAGCCAAGCAAATCAAACTTGATGAATCCTAGTGGCTCTAGGTGCCGAACGTTCATTCCTTCAGACCAGGGAGTTTGCACCACCCCTCCTGAACAGATTAAGGGCATGTGCTTGTCGAGGTCTTCACCGATAACAACACCGCCGGCATGTCGACTCGTTGATCGGACCTGACCGACCAAGGCTTCGACGTGCGTCTTGATGTGGGGATACTTTCTCAAAAATTTATCGAGTGTCTCCGAGTACTCCATCACTTCTTCAAAAGTTGGCGCGTACACGCCGGCCTTGATACCGTGTTTGGCTTTCGCCTTTGGCATAGCCTCTTTAACCATGCGACTAGTCACCGCGTTGACCTCCGGATATGGCACGTCATAATGTTTACCAATGTCTTTGATCAGCGATCTGAGCTGCAGAGTATTAAAATTTGAAATAGGCACAACTGTGGTCTCGCCCCACTTCTCGGCCAAGATCTCTTTGAGGCCGAATGCGTCACTAACATCGTAATCAATATCTGGATAGTCTTTGGCATCTGAGCGCAAGAATCTGCTGAACAATAGGCCATACTTGATTGGGTCGACCTGTGTGATGCCAAGAACATAAGCCACCAGAGATCCAGCCGCCGAGCCGCGGCCCGGGCCGGAGAGCATGTTCTCGTTGGCAACATCTGCGATCGCTTTCATGGTTAAGAAGTATTTGCTGAAACCTCTGTCGTTGATGACCTTAAGCTCGTGTTTGAGCCTGTCGACATATTCACTATCTTCCAGCTTCATCTTGCGAAGGCCTGCGATACTTTCTTTGATCAAGGTTTGCTCTGCTGTGACACCATCAGGTACAACGAAACCAGGCAGTCGTACTGTGTCATCTGGCATAAAGTCCTCGACAAGGTGGTTGGCGATCCAGTGTGTTTTTACTAGTGAATCATATACCAGGTCATCGTCATACTTTACATCGCATTCTGCGGAGTATTTCTTGTATGACTCCCACATCTGATCTCCGTTTTTCGGATATAGTTCATAACCAATTTCTTCAACGCTGGCCGGTAGCTCAGATTTCAGCCAATCAGGAACCTTGCTCTTGCCGAGCCAGCCTAAGCGCTTATAAAGTTCCCTGTCGCGCCAGGCTTCCGGCGTGGGGTAATGGCTGTCAGCAGTAGAGATTAATTCGATGCCAAATTCCTCGTGCATCTGAATCACGTATTTATTTAGCCTGTGCTGTTCTGGAATGTTGTTCCATTGAAGCTCTCCGAACCATCGGTCGCCCACAACACGGATCATCTCTTTCGTCGTCTTACGCATGGCGTTTAAAATCGCCTCTTCGTCTTCTCCAATCTTCTTCTGCTTCGTGTCTCCCTTCTCATTGAGATAATCTTCATAAATACAGTTATCCCAGTAGTCTCCAGCATATACACCGCCTAGGCAAGCAGAGGAAACAACAAGCCCCTCTCCGTACTTTTCAAGCATGTCGTAATCCAAGCGAGGGTATCGATAAAAGTTGTCTCCTTGATGAGAGTCTGAAATAATTTTATAAATGTTATTTAGGCCCGTCTGATTCATTGCGACGATGACGATATGCCTACGCGCGTTGATCTTGTTTTTGGAGCTTTGTTTGGACGCGCCCTCGTCCTCGGTAGAGACCTTATCGGTATCGTTAATGACCTTGCGCGCTTGCTTCTTGTTGGCTTTAACTTTTTCGTACTCTTCTTTCCATTCTCGGACAGAAGGAACAAAGTACCCCTCAACCCCAAAAATGGGCTTGAACTCTTGTCCTTTTTCTGCCATTTTTTTAGCATGCAATACTTGATATGATAGACCATTCATGTTGCCATGGTCTGTCAAAGCTAACGCGCTCATCCCATTTTGATAAGCGAAGTCCATATGATCTTGGGGATACCCGAAGCCGTCGAATACAGAGCC